CTGAAGCTGGCGACATTCCCAGCCGCGAACCAGGCGACAGAGACCGTGAAAGGTATCGCTGAGCTTGCGACACAAGCGGAAACTGATCTCGGCGTTGATGACGAGCGAATTATTACGCCGCTGAAATACGAGAACCGCAAATCGAGCGAAATCCTCAGCGGTCACATCGAGCTTGCTACCCAGGCGGAAGTCGATGCTGGCACGGATACCGAACGAGCGGTCACGCCAGCCACACTTGCAAGCGCACCGACTGGCGCACAATTCGTCTTCACTGGATTCGTATCATCGATTGGAGTTGGAGCACAATTACCAGCCGGTTGGTCTGTGCTTAGAAACAGCATCGGCATTTACACAGTAACTCACAGTCTTGGTCTAGCAGATGACAATGATCTCATCATCGTGGTTACGGCTATGGGTGAACCTGCGGTGCCTGCGCCTGCGAGCAGCAACTTCATTTACGGTACTGTATTCAATCGCGCAACAAACTCTTTCCAAGTCCTTCTTGGCTTTCCAGACATGGGTACTATCGGTGGTGCAGAGCATGAAGACCACGACTGGAATTTTATGGCGATTGATAATTCATAGCCGTGAGCAGACTTCCTGACATTCCGCTCGACTTCCTCCCCGGTATCATGACCGAGGAGACAGATCGTGGCGCTAAGGGCAGGTACAAGGACTGCGACAAGATTCGTTTTCGACATCGCCTGCCTGAGAAACTTGGTGGCTGGGTGCTTAATTCCCTGGGCACTGAGATCGATGGCATCGATGAGAATCTGAGCCAGCGTCCCACAGCAAGCGCAGGCTATTCGGCAGGCGTAGCCACGATTGCCAGCTTGAGCAGCGCGGTCACCTGCCTCGATGCAGATCCGGTGTGGCTGTTCGATGACTCTGTTACAGGTGGCCTGGGTACTCGCACGATCAATGATCCGACTGCACTCCAGGATGAGTTCACGTTCGACCTGGATGCTGCGGTTACGGCTGATGCCGGAGATGCGTTTCTGATCAGGTATCCGGAGGAGTTCGGTGGTGGTGCCAGCGTTACTGGTGGAGGAGTCATAGATTCCGAGACCATCATGGTCTCGATCGCTGTGACATCCTACCTGCGCGAGGGAACGATCGTTCGCCTGCTCACTGATTCAGGTGAACAGCTCAACACGCTTGCGGCCAATCATTCAACTGGTGCCACGGTCCTGACGTTGACTGATCCACTGATCGATAACATCCAGGCTGGCACACCGAACGTCTTTCTCTATGCGGCTATGTCGGCCATCAGGGATGATGCCGAAAGTCTCGTTGTCCGGTTTCTCAATCTTGCGGTAGCGGCTGCAACTGAAGTCATGCTCACTGAGTCGCTACCAGAAGATGCCGATGGGCTGGGCATAGACATCAGGCCATTCCAGTTGACTTTCTGTGACGGTGACCAGACAGGTGTTACGTCCCTGGATATTGCCCCGGTTACTGATTTTGCCATTGGCGCACCAGCGGCTTACCCGGATGGCCTGGTGATCCTTCCGGCAGAGAACGAGGTATTGATCTGCTACAAGGGAAATGCCAGGGCTCTGTGGGACTGGGACAGCCTGGATTCACAGAAATGGCTGGCGATTGGTACGCACCTGAAGCTCTACCTGGTGAACAACAACGAGCTGTTCGACATCACTCCGTTCCGTGAGGTAGGCACCCTGATCGATCCATTCGACACCAACATCGATGGGCTATTTGATCCGGACGGTGGAGATGATCCGACTTTCGTGCAGGTCACAGACACGGCACACGGCAATGCGGTCGGCAACTTTGTGCATTTCGCGAACGCTGATCCTGTTGGTGGCATTACCATCGATGGCGAGTACCAGGTTCAGTTCATCGTCGATGCCGATATGTACATCATCCGACATCAGGTGCCGCCGACATCCACTGATACTGGTGGTGGCAGCGTCGATTTTGAATATGAGATCCAGGTTGGACTCGAAGGCAATCAGACGCTCTTTGGTTACGGCACTGGAGCCTATGGCCTGGGCGCTTATGGAGTGGGCAGCTTCCTGGCAGGAGCAGGGATCCTGGGCAATCTCAGAACCTGGTCGCTGGATAACTTCGGTGAGGATCTGCTGGCGTCACCGAATGGCAGGCAGCTCTATCACTGGGATCGAGACGGTGGCCCACTCGTGAGAGCGGTCTTGGTCCCTGAAGCGCCGAACACGATCGAGCGCATGCTGATCTCGCCACAAGCCAGGCACGTAGTTGCCTTCGGAGCTGGCACCGGATCAGCCTCAGTACCAGGAGACAAAGACAAGCTCCTGATTAGATGGGCCAGCTCAGAGGATTTCTCGGATTGGATAATCAGCAGCGTCAACACTGCTGGCGATCTGCGGCTTGATGTTGGCTCTGAGATCATCACCGCGATTGAGTCACGAGGCGACATCCTTATTTTCACTGACCAGTCTCTCCATGCGATGCAGTTCATTGGTGGCGACCTGGTTTTCTCTCTGCGTCACCTGGGACAGTCGGTCAAGATCATCAGCGCGAATGGCGCTGTGGACGTGAATGGCATCGTCTATGCCATGGCTGAAGACGACTTCATAATGTATGACGGTGTGCTTCGAGTAATGGACTGCGATGTTCGTAACCAGGTCTTCGATGACATCAATCTGGGCCAGGGGCGAAAGGTCTACAGTGGCGTCAACAAGCTCTTTACCGAGGTGTGGTGGGTGTACTCATCGGAAGGCTCTGACGCGAACGATCGGTACGTCAAATATAACTACTACGACCAGGTGTGGGATTTCGGAACGATCGAACGCAGTGCCTGGCATGACAGCTCATCGTTCTTCAATCAGAAGCCATACGGCACGTTTGATGGAAAGATCTTTGTCCATGAGACCGGCGTCGATGAGACAGATCCGGAGGATAACCTGACACCGATGTTGTCGTTCATTGACAGCTACGACATGGACGTGGACGAGGGCACCTACCATGTGTTCGTGCGGAAGATGATCCCTGATTTCAAGAAGCTGGTCGGATCCGTTGACTTGTCACTGACAGCAAAGTCTTACCCTTCAAGCACCGGGGTCGAGGTCGTGACCAAGGGGCCATTCACCATCTCACCAACCACGGCATTCGTTAATCCACGGATCAAGGGTCGGCAGATCTCGATGCGAATTGAGTCCGATGCCCTGGGTGATGACTGGCGCATGGGCACCTGGCGAGCGCAGCTCAGAAGGAAGGGGAGGCGAGGCAACTGATGAACAGCTTCACTACCGTTCAATTCGAGCCTGTCTATGACGTTCATAAGATGCGGGTGCTGGTGGATGACCTGGAGCGCCAATTTCGGGCCCTGGGCCTTGAGGTCGAGAGCAGCCTTGCTGGTGTTCATAACACGCTCACTGGTCGTGGTGCCTCAGACGCTCATCCAATCTCTGCGATCACTGGCCTGGTAGCGGCACTTGCCGCGATTGGTATCACCCTGGCTGATCATGAGATCAGGATCACATCGAACGAGTCGGATATAACCTCGATCTTCGTCGAGCTTGATCGCAACCGAATTGAAAGGTACTTCCTGGGCGAATGAGTGGAATACTTGGACAGTTAGCACCGGCAGCACTCACGTTGGAGGATCTATATACGTGTCCGACTGATGTTATTGCTGTCATGCGGGTTATCATCACGAACCGAGGCAATAGCAAAGCTGAGTACCGAGTGGCTGTCTCACCGGACGGTGCCGCGATTGCAGATGAACATTTTGTTGCGTTCGACAAATTGATGGAAGGCAACGACACTGGATCGACGATCGCTTTTATCGTGAATGAAGATGACGTTGTTCGAGTGTTTGCCGAGAATGCAGATTTCAGTTTTACAGCTACAGGTGAGGAACGACCTGAGTAATTTGTGGAGAGCGAGATGTCTATATCAGAGAAACTTCAGGCAGCAAGGAAGCAGGCACAGAAAGCACGATTGAAGAAGAAAGGGGATGACGACTATCCGGAGTTCTACGCGAAACAGCCATTGCAGCAGGTCAAGGCGGCTGAGAACGAGAAGATCCGGAAAGCCAGGCAGGATGTCGGCAACGCAGTAGAAGATCTCAAGCTGGCTGAGGTGACTGGCAAAGGACTCAAAGATGCCCAGGAAGCTCTACCTGTCGCACGAATTGTTCTGTACAACCTCCTGGAAGCGAAGCGTCAGAAGAAGCATCCTGGCGTTAGACTTACTTCCGCTGGAGGTGAGTCATGAGTGCCACCAATCTATTTGAAGATGATGTCCTTGATCTTCTGTTTACGAACGTCGCAGCTCCGAATGTTGGCGATGCTGCTGGCCTGCAACCATCGGCTGGTGCCGGTAGCTGGCATATCTCACTGCACACTGGCAACGCGATCAGCGACACCTCGACGCTGCAAACGGATAACGAAGCGGCATACACGAACTACGGACGAGTCGCAGTTGTTCGATCGGTCGCCGGTTGGACGATTGCATCAGGTACGGCAACGAACGATGCACTGATCACGTTCCCGCAGTCTGGATCAGGCCCTGAGACGGAGACTGATGTCGGCCTGGGGTTTGCGCTGGCTGGTGCGGGAGTGTTGCAGATCTTCTCGCCGCTCGATGCAGACCTCATCGTCAACAATTTGACGACACCGGAATTTGCGATTGCAGCTTTGGCAGTATCATTGGATTAGTTCAGCACACTGGTTGTGCCATATAGGAGAACGAAGTGAAGGATCTATTTACATCGGAACAGGTGAATGTTCAGCAGGCCCTGGACATCGTTGGATTGCAACTCGGAGACAATAGGATCCGGTTGTATTACCCGACTGCGTTCACATTTTGTTCGGATCTTCAGGGAGCATCGAAGATCTCAATGCAGCATGAAGGCATTAAGCCTGATTTCTGGCACAAGCTGGCTGTCTATGAAGGGCAGGTAATCGATACGCCAGTGAACAGAACGTATCGTCGATCGACATACACCAGCACCGTGAAGGGGAAACCGAAGGTAGATATTGAAGGGTCCATCGTGGTGTGTCGTTTCGATGATTTGACCGCGAAATTTCATTTCTCCGATGCAGCCCAACTGTGCGTATGGGTGAGAGTTGCAGCGAAGCATTGCAAGAATTGGGCAGGTGATCGCAGTCGAATCAGGAATGTTTATGCCAGGCTGACCACCGTTGAGGAAAACGAGAAGCTGACACTGGCATAGGACTGGAGATCAAAATGGCAGAAGTAATCAAAACGGTCGTCAAGAATTTCAATCCAGGTCTGCTGGAGCAGGAATTAGATGCGACCATCGTGCCGGTTCGTGACACGTTTTACGCTGGCTTTGTTCGCTCCGATACCGATTCAAGTGTGGCGACACCGCAGGCGAGAACCGTTTCCGAAGACAGGGTAAACGACATCAAGGATGAAGCGGATGAGGGAGAGCTTCGCTTCACTTTCAGGGATGCACTGACGAGGGACGAGGACACGGCGCTTAATGATGCCCTGGCCGCTCACGATGCTACAGGAACCTCAGACGAGCAGGACCGGCAAGCCCAGGACGAGGCCGATCTCGATCAACTGATTACTGATTTGCCGAACGTCACGACCATGGATGATGCGACGTTCAAAGCTAACGTGGAGCGACTACAGAGAGTTGTAGTGCGCGAATTCAAGTCACCGTCTCCAGAGGTTTAATGGCCAATCTGCTTACAGATCTCATCCTGACTACAGCCCACGTTTACACCGGGACGTTCGCTGACATCACTGGCATGTCGGACATCGTGAGCATCGAAGGTCCGGGATCCGTTGTGATCCTGATGACATCGAATGTCCCAGCGGAGAATTTCGGTGGCGATCAACCGTGCATCGAGTATCGTTTCACTGTTGATGGTTCGCCGGTTGGTGGAGAACTGTGTTCCCACATTGGCGCGTTTCCTTCGCTCAGCGGCATAGAATTGATGTTCGCAGTGGATGGGCTTTCGGCTGGCAATCATACGTTTGCGGTCCAGGGGCGCAATCGGAATCCAGGGATGACTGGCGAGGTTGATACGACCAAGAACAGGACGTTCCAGGTTCTGGAGCTAGATTTTGGCGCTTCAATACTGGTCGATTTGTCAAGCAGTACATTGGATGCCGCGCCAGTAGCCTTTGCCGATGTCGCCAATTTGACTGTGAGCGCCACTCCGCAGGCAGGCTCCCTGCTTCTATTCTCTGCTGGCCTCCCGCAATTTGATGATGATACTGGTGTGATGGGCGGCTATCAATTTGCGATCGATGGTGCGCTAGATGGGCCGGAACTCGGCAGCCACCATCGAAGGATAGATAGAGGAGACTCGCTCTCAATGTCTTGGGCGGAGATCGGCGTATCGGCTGCGTCACATACGTTCTCGCTTCAGTGGGAGATTCGTCGCAAGGCTCCTGAAACGGATGTCACACGAACCAGGTATCTCCAGGTCATTGAGATCGAGCAGTTTTTCCAACTTGAGATCGACAATGTTTCACTTACTGCGGATGCAGCGCCAGCCGCTTTTGCCGATATGGATGGCATGTCAGGCACAGCCACCATCGAAAGCACCGACAGCATTGCGTTAATCCTGGCGAACTATATCCAGGACGACGCTGGTGCCCAAGACGATCGAGCCGACAGCAGGCTTACTGTTGGTGGCATCTTCGAGGGTGCGGAGCAGGCGAACCTCAAAAGAAACACCAATCGCGCTGGCAGCACGATGATGAACAGAGCCGCAGATAACGAATCAGGCTCGACCGCTTTCGCGTTGCAGTGGGAGCAAGGGCAGAATACTCCGAATACTGACACTGGCAGAAATCGCACCTTCCAGGTTATTGAGCTGTTACCCACTGGACAGATGGTGGCAAGTCCGGATCTCGCGATTACTGCCACAGCCGACCTGCGAGCGTTCGGAGCTTTGAGTGCGAGTCCAGCCATGATATTTGCCCTGGGTGCTGCGCTAGGCGCGACTGAACAGATTAGCGCGAGCCCGGCCATGACATTTGCTCTGGCTGCTGCGCTAGGTGCGACCGAACAGATTAGCGCGAGTCCTGACCTGGCGTTTGATGTGGCCGCAAACATCGGGGGCATAGGATCGATCAGCGCAGGCCCGGTGATGCAGTTCGCGCTTTCAGCGAAGCTGCGGAATGCGACTCCACAAACGGAGAATCTGAGTCGCCACATTGAGCGGTTTATCAATTAGATCGGAGAAGTCTATAATGCTCGACCAAGCGGAGTAGGGGCTAACGGAGATTGCAATGAAGAAAGTGAAGATCCGCAGGGCAACACCCTGGGATGTGATCAAGATCGCTCATTTACTGAAGCGAGCGGCAAAGGAGCAGGCGGAGGACATCTGGTATTCGCGTCTCAGCGTCAATGAGACCAAGCAGATCTTCCACATCCTGACTCTCATCGATAGAGGTTTTGTCGTTATCGCTGAGGTTCAGGATCAGAAACAGATCGTTGCAGCAATGGGAATGTCTGTTGCCAGGGATGACTGGAGCGACGACTGGGTAATGCAGAACGACTGGACATACGTTCTGAAAACTTGGAGAGACACGGATGTTGCCGACCAGCTCATGACAGCGGTCGAGGTATTTGCGGATGAAAGCGGAAATCCGGCGACAGGGAAAGGGTTGCCAATCATTATCGGAATGATGACTGGCCGGGACACCGACTTGAAAGATAAGTTGATGGAACGGAGGGGCTACCAATATGGTGGCGGCAACTTTGTGAGGGCACCTAACGATGTCCAAAAAGTCGAAAGAAACGAAGACGGAGATTCCTCCGTGGCTTAGTCAGGGCAGTCAGAAAGCCGTAGGAATGGCGAGTAGCATTGCGGATCGCGAGTACACTCCATACGAGGGACAGCGATTCGCAGGGCTTGATCCGAATGAACAGAAAGCCATGGAGATGGCCAGTGGTCCTGAATCTGGGATCTGGCGCGAGGATCTAGCCCGTTCACGAGAGTTTGCCGAAACGGCAGGCCAATCATTCCTCGACGCCGACATCCAGGCGTATATGAATCCGTACATCGAGAGCGCACTTGAGCCAGCGGCTCGTGAGCTTCGAGAGGAAGGACTACGCACCCAGCAACGACTGAAGGGTCAGGCTGGGATGGCGAGCGCCTTCGGCGGATCCAGGGCTGCGATCCTGCAAGCCGAGGCCAGCGGCAGGCACCTGGAAACCATCAACGATCTGTATGAACGTGGATACGCTTCAGCCTACGAGTCTGCGGCGAATATGTTCGATAAGGATCGTGTGGCGGCTCGTGCCGCTTCAGATCAGTTCAGGGCGATCGGCTCTGAAGGCCAGCAGATGCTCTCCAATGAGATGAACAATCTCCTGGTGACAGGTGGACTGCGACGACAACTGGAGCAGGTCGGCCTCGATTTCGATTACGGCCAGTTCATTGAAGCCAGGGACTGGGACGTGACCAACCTACAACCATTACTTCAAACACTCGCCACCGTGCCGCACGGAACGACCACTACCGAGACGACCAAAGGTGGTGCGTTCCAGGCTGTCCTGGGTGCTGCGGCTACAGTCGGCGCGGCTTACTTCAGTGGTGGTCTGAGTACGATGATTTCTAAAGGCAAGGAGGAATAGCCATGGGTGAACTACTTCAATCATATTTGGCTGCCAATCTTCCTGCCTTGCAGGCGATCGTTGATGAGGATAAGCCGAAACCATCGATCCCGCCTGGCATTAAACAGCCGGGAGGTGCGACGACATTCCCGATGGGCCCACAACCTGGGCCGATGCAGGGCCAGCCTATTGACGCAGGCGGACAACCGATGGCTCCGATGGCTTCTATGCCAGGCCCTGGTGGGATCAATCCAGCGGCAGCAGCTACTCCGACCTTCGCTGGTGCGCCAACTCCAGGTCAGCCGCAACCAGCGATGCCTCCTGTGGCAGGTCAGCCCCAGGATGACAAGAGCGCCGAGTTTGAGGATGGCCCAGATAGCTTCGCCGCTATGGCTAAAGATGCGGACGACAAGGATGTCGAGAAAGCCGCTGATGCCATGGAACAATCTGGTGTCGATATTGATGCTGAGCATGCCAAGATCGTCGGAGACACCGGAGAAGGAAAGGGCAAGGGATTAAGCAGGAACGAGAAGGCGCTGATCTTAATGGAGTTCGGCCTGAATCTGATGGCCTCCTCCGGCACAGGTGAGGGCACGTTCGCCAGCGACATCGGCCAGGCTGGTGGCGCTGCACTCGCAGGTCATGTTGGTCGCAAGCAAGCGTTAAAACAGGCCGAGATCGATCGTATGGAACGCGAGCAAAAGTCGCGGCTCACCGAGGCACAGATCAAGAAAGCCGAAACACCAACTGCAACGATCAAGACTGACAAGCAGGGCAACTACATAAACATCTCAGGAGGTGTGGCGACTCCAATCCTGACCGCAGGTGGTGAACCAGTTAGTGCGGCCAACGTGGAGAAGTTTAACTCCGAGGTCGATCGTCAGGCTTACGAAGAATTGGAGTGTGCAGATCTCTCAGGCTCTGCATTGAAGGCATGCAAGCGACGTGCGCTTGCATACGGAAAGGGAGGTGGTGCGAAGGTCGCATTTCCAGAGCTTGAGCGAGCTGATCAGACCGATAATGTCATGAAGAATTTGGAGGATCCGGACAAGAGATCTGCCAAATATCATGTTCCAAGCATGGGTACAACGATGCGCTGGAAGGATATGACGCCTGCTCAGCAGGATGAAGTGGCTACGGGATACGTCGATCGTCGAATGAGGATCTGGGAGAACGCAGGTGAAACTGCTGGGGGCATTGAGGGATTGTCGCCAGAAGATATTGCCAAAATGAAGCCGGGCAAGATCTACACATTGAGCGATGATCGGAAAGCGAAACTGGTGAATGGTGTCCCGACGATAATCGACTAATGGCGAAGCTATCCATCATATCTGAGGAAGATGAGGAACAGGCTGAGCCTTTAGGTGCAAAGCTGTCGATCATCGAAGAAGCCGATGACATAGAGGCTCCGGCCCCTGTGCCGACAGGGCTGTCTATTGCCAAAGAAGAAGTAGATCCGCAATCCCCACTGACCACGATCGACGTTGGTTCACCAGAGGAACCAGGCTTCTTCACTCGTGCCCTGGATTCTTTCCAGGCATGGCGCGATGACTTCAGCACTGCGCCTGCGAACAAGTTCACTCGCGAGGAAGCTGAGGAGATCACCAAGCAGAACATCAAGATGAATCGCGAGATGTTCAGCAACAAAGGTGGTGGCCAGTTCAGCTTCGGTGATGATAAGCCGGTGCCGCACTCTGCCCTGGTACGCGCCGGGCTGGAGGAGCCACCAGAGGATGAGGTCGAGCATGCCTTAATCGAACATATGGGAGGAACGAAGTCTCCTGATGGTCGGCTGAAGGCAGAGCGTGAGCAATGGGCCAAGTATCCGAAGGATCAGAATGGCTTTGTGATCGATCCAACCAGGCCGATCGTTCAAAATCCAGATGGCAGTTCGTCCAGTGAACTCAGCATAACGATTGAGGTAGGTGGTCGCTGGTTCAATATCCCATCTATGGTAAATGGCAAGCAGGTTTCCCAGGAGCAGGCGATCGAGAGTGCCCGTAGCTGGGCGAAGAAGGGCTGGATCCATCCGAATTTTGCTACCGTGGAAGAAGCGGAAGAAGCGGCTGGGGCCCGTTCAGATTACCTTTTGACAGCCAGGGATGAGTGGAAAAACCGCAAGCCGGATGAGCCGAAAGAACCAGAGGAAGAAAAAGAAGAAGATCCCTGGGGCGACGTGATATGGACCAACGTGAGCAATGTGCCGCATCAGTGGAGGGCACAGTACGGTGGTGCAAAGATGTGGCTCAACGCGCCACGAGATCTGGCTTACATCCTGGAAGCAGCATCAGACCAGGGAGTTGCCCCGGAGAACAGCTTTGCCCTTGAGGTCGAGGCTTATGTCCGAGGCAAGGATCCCGCTGAATACTATGGCGAGCTGCTGAAGGAAGCCAAGGACAATGCAGACTTGCAAGAAGGGCTGCGGATCTACGAGGAAGAAAGCAAGTATCTCCAGGGCCACCAGCCGAACGTCAATGAAGACAGCATCAAGTATTACGCCGGAGCGATCGTCGGAGGTGCGCTCAATATGGCTCCGATGCTGGTTGCTTCTGCTGTTACCAGGAGCCCCACGGTCGGTGCTGCCATCATGGGAGGCCAGGTCTTCGCTGATCAGTATGCTTCGTCAATCAAGGCAGGACGATCGCATAGCCAGGCTGTCATGGATGGCACTGTCGTTGCCTCTGCCGAGATCCTGACAGAGCGCATACCGCTTGGAATCCTGACCAAAGAAGGCGGCACTCTACTCAAGAGAATGCTGAAGGCTGGTGGTGCCGAGGCAATCCAGGAGCCGATTACGCAGGTCATCCAGGAGGCTTACCAGGTAGGAATCGTCGATGACGAGATGACCTTTGGCGAAGCTCTGTACGAGATTTTTAGCACCGAAGAAGGTCGAGCAATGATGAGGCGATCGGCCATCATCGGCTTTGGTGTCGGTGGTGTCCTGGCTGCTTCGGTGCATCCGTTCTACAAAGATATGGTCGATCAGGGAGAGGATCCGACTAAGCCTGGCTGGGTCGATTTGCCGGAGACCGGGCCTGGTGGAAAGCCCATCAAGAGACGGAAGAAGGGCATCACGCCATCAGAGACGAACGCGAAGATCACGACCGAGGAGGCCGAAGAACTTGGCCTGGTTGAGGTTGATGTGAGCGTGGAACTGCTGGAGCGTGTCGCTGCTGGCGATCCACTGACGATCGATGAGCAGTACACCCTGACGAACAATGGCTATGGCAAATTCATCGGCGCAGATGAGCGAGTCATGCTGCTACCCAAGGGTCGCCAGGAACTGACGGAGCTGCGTGACAAGGCTGCTGGCGAAGAAATCATCATGGAGGGTGATGAGGTCACGATCAGGAAAGCCGGTGAGGCGATCGATATTGCTGCACCAGTTGAACCTGGTGAGAAGCCCAGGCGAGCCCAGCGAGCCATGGAGGAGTTCGCGAAAATCCAGGACCAGTATCCCGCAGCTATGTCGAGGATCGATGCGAAGCTGAAGACGCAGGTTATCGACCAGTGGCAGCAGCTCAGCAGGGAGAAGATAGATCAGGTAATGGTGATCTTCGATGAGCTGGAGACGCTACCGGAAGGCGAGGACTCCACGAAGCAGCAGCAACGTCTCAAGTTCATCCTGGAGGAAGCGCAGAAGGCAGCTCAGGAGCCGCCTGATGAGGAAGGCGATGTCGTCGATACCGAGGGCAGGAAGATCGTCGTGTGGCGTGGAGAGCATGGTCTACGTGAGGACCAGGATGAGGAGTTCCAGTCCCTGGTTGGATCGCTGTCGTTCGGTAGCTTGAAGACAGCTCAGACCTATGCCTTGGAGCCAAACGATCTCACCAGGCAAAGGATTGCTCAGGATCCTCGTGTCCGTGGCTACACGCTGAATATCAAGAATCCGATCGTCAATACGCCTGAAGATCCGTTCATAGATCTAGCCCAGGTGAGACGCAAACTTGGAAAGAAAGGGGTTACCCAGGTTCTGAAAGATCACAGCGAAGACATCATGAACACTGGGAAATGGCAGGACGAATTCGCTGATGAATATGACAGTCCTGCTCAGGTAGCTGAGAAAAGCCCTGAGCGGATGGATAGCCTTTATTTTGAGATTTTCCAGTTTCTGGATAATCCCAGGCTCGTCGAGATGGCAAGGAAGGCAGGTTTCGATGGCGCGATTCACATGGGCTATGGCGAGAACTTCGATGACATCGAATATCGAATCTTTAATCCTGAGCAAGCTACTCCGCTACCAAAGGTTCAGATCGTCATGGAGGAGGATGAGGTCTCCGATATGGAGGTCTTCAGGTCAGACGTTACCGAATCACGCAGTTCAATCAGGGCTCGTCTGGAGGCAGTACAGCGCCGTGTGAAGGAGCCCAAGAGCCCAGAGCAGGCTGAGGCTGGCAACTATCCGAAGGGACACATGCTGGTTGATTCGCTTCCGGTGACGATCGAGACCAGGAAGGGCGGCACCAGGACCGGCATCGATCGGAAGGGTAAGCCATGGTCGTTCAAGATGAAGGATCCCTACGGCTACATCAAGGGCACCCAGAGCAGGGAGGCTGATGGTCGAGGTGGCTTTGATCAGATCGATGTCTTCATCGGCCCGTACCTGGATTCAGGCCATGCGGTGATCATCAACCAGAAGAAAGATCCGAAGAAGCCGATGTCCCTGGAGAACTTCGACGAGCATAAGATCATGCTGGGCTACCGGGATACCCTGGAAGCTGAGGCAGCCTACCGTCGCAATTACACGGACGGTGGCGCACAGATGGGCTCAGTGGTCGCGATGACGACC